GTACGGCAACAGTAACGACCGCAGGGTCTTTAGCGTTAGGCGCATGGGCAGGTGGCACTTTGTATTTTACTAGTGCTAGCGCTGCTGTTTTTTTTCCTAGTGGTGGTATCGGTTATGGCACAGCAACGGGTGGTTCATCATCAAGCATTACGGTTGGCGGCATAAATTACACGCTTTTAACTTTTACAAGTGACGCAAACCTTGTGGTTTCAAAAGCAGGTTTGTTTGACGTTTTAATGTTTGGTGGCGGTGGCGCTGGCGGTTTCAGTCAATCTAATGTCGGTGCAGGTGGTGGCGGTGCAGGCGGCTACGTACAGCAAACTGTTTATTTAGACGCGACAACTTTTGCAGTCGACATTGGCGCAGGCGGTAGCGCAACTACAACAACTGGTACAGCAGGTTTTATAACGTCATTAGGCACGACCGCTCGATCAATGGCAGTTTTGTTTGGTGGCCCTGGTTACAACAACGCTGGCGGCGCTGGTTTAAGTGTTGCAGAGCGGTCTGGTGGTTGCGGTGGTGGTGGCGGCAATGTTGTTACGGCTGGCGGTAATTCTTTTATGCCAACAATTACTGGTTTTGGTGGCGGCACAGGGCCAGCAGGTGCAAACAACGGCGGTGGCGGCGGCGGTGGTGTAACAGCCGTTGGCGGTAACGGTGTAACAAGCACAGGCGGCGCTGGTGGTGCTGCTTATGATGTCAGCGCATTTATTGGCAACACAACATTATTTAAAGGCGGCGGCGGTGGCGGCGGTGGGACAGTTGGCGGCGCTGGTGGTTCATCGGTTGGTGGCGCTGGTGGCTCAAATGCGGCTGGCACGGCGGCTGGTGCTAATACTGGTAGTGGTGGCGGCGGTGCAGGTTTGACTAGCACTTTTAGCGGTGGCGCTGGCGGTAGCGGAATTGTTTATGTCAGGTTTAAGGTCTGATCATGTCTGCACAATACTTCGCACAAATTGACGACAACAATGTTTGCATTTATGTTGCAGTTGTAACCGCTGAATTTATGGCAGCAAATCCTGAACGATATCCAGGCACATGGGTTGAAACATTTATTGACGACACACACATATACGCAGGTATTGGTTACACGTACAGTTACGAAACACAAGATTTTACGCCGCCAACACCAATCGAGCCAATAGACGAGCCGTAATGCGATGCGATACAGGTTATTTGCGTTAGTACTTATGTTGACCGCTTGCGAAACCACACGCGATAATAGCGACAAGATCGGCACACGCGCACTTATATGCAATGTGCCTGATCGATGCGGAATAACACCATGAACCGATACCGATATACACCAAACGAATTACATGCACGCATGGTTGTAACTGTGGGCGTGCTATTAGCAATCGTGTTTAGTTTGATCGTGCTAGGAATGATTTGGGGCCTGCTGTTTGTATCGCAACCGCTGGAACAATCACCAAACGACGCAGCGTTTATAGATTTGATGTCGACAATTGTTGTGTTTTTAACTGGCACATTGTCGGGCCTTGTTGCTTCAAACGGCATAAAAAACAAAACAATTTCGACAGATGACTAAACCGTACATTGTCACAAAACAGCCAGTCGTGACATCGGCGTTGGCTGGTACAAACAAATGGGTCGAATTGTGTTGCAAACATTCTGACGGATCGTTATGGAACAACGGCACATTTGTCAATCGTGATGTGCGCGGCAAGCCAGGAATTATTAGCAATCATGCACGCGGTCTCGCAACAGATTTGTCTTACAGATGGCAGGCACAACACAATCGCGGACGGCAAGACGGCCGCAAAATATCGTTGGCATATATGAACAAATTGCTAGAAAACGCTGACACGCTAGGCATTCAACTTGTGATTGACTACGCGTTGACGCGCAGTTGGAAATGTGATCGTGGCACATGGCAAGCAGGCAAATTTGAGACTGGCGACTGGTGGCATGTGGAAATTGAACCGCGTTTAGCGCATGATCCTGAGGCCGTAAAACAGGCATTTAGCGCGATTTTTGGCCCATCACCGAAAGCGGCACCGCAATCTGTCTAGGCTGGTTGACCTACCGAGAAAGTAGGTCTACATGACACTCATTACCAAAACAGCCATATCGCTATTCATTAGCGCCATGTCAATATTTATGTTGGCAAAACCGCCAGCGCCAACTGCACAAGAAATGCAACCAGCGCCGATCACGGTTTGGCAGGGTCTAGAACAGCCTGCGCCATTACCCACCACAACTGTCCAAACTACGCCTATAACGCAACCTGACGCGTGTGGCGCGGTGTTTGACATGGCTAAACATGTCGGATTTCCTGAACATGAACTGGCCACAGTTGTCGCTGTTGCTTATCGTGAATCGCGTTGCCAACCTGACGCGTTTAACGCAACCGACCCAAATGGCGGATCAAATGGTGTTATGCAAATTAATCAATTTTGGTGCAAACCATCGCGTTACTGGCCAAACGGATATTTGCAGGCACACGGCCTGATTAGAACATGCGACGATTTGTTTAATTTAGAACACAACATGCGGTCAGCGTTAGCCATTTATCGATACAGCGAAGGCTGGCGCGCATGGTCACTTTAAAACACTTGTTTTTAGCAAGTCTGCTAACCGCGTACACCTACCTGATAATGTCAGTCACCAACAAACGAAAGGCTAAAGATGACCGAGAACATCGACCCAAGAACTAACGAATACTTATACGAAATCGTCCAATTAGAAAACGCAATTAACGCGGCTGGTTGGACAATAATTAGACACGGATTATTAGAACGATATTTGTGTCATGCAACAACTGGCATGATAATTCTAAAAATAAATCCAGAACCGCTAGACGATCGACTTGATTTATTGAATTTAATACACGAAATGCAAATGGCAACATTGGCGGCACTATGACCGAGAACATCGACCCAAGAACTGATGCACAGTTCAAAGCACTAATGCAAGTGATGCAAGACATCACAAGTCAAAAAGTGCCGTTAGTGCAACCGCACGAATTGGCGGCACGCAGCACATTAAGAAAATTGCAATGGATCATTGACGATTCAAACGCGCTAGACGATTCAGATTTGATCGACACATGCAACCAAGCGCGCATTGAAATCAAATACTTGTGCAGCATCATCACCGACCTGCGCGAAGCATTGGCGGCGCGTGATCGTGACATTCGATCTTTGCAGGAACGCAACAATTACCAATCAGCAGAAATTCAGCGTTTAGAAAACCAGGTGCATCGTGCCAATTAGCAAATATCTGATTGAACTGACCGATGACGAAATGGTCGCGTGTCGATCATGTGCTAAATCGCGCGATGAAAGCGCAATTAAATATCAGCAGCGCACCGATCTGACCGCATCGCCTGAAACACCATTCAAAACTTTGGTTGGTGTCATGTCTGAATTGGCTGTACATAAACATTTTGGTGTTCCGTACACATACCCATTTGAATATCAAAAAGATCGGCCTGATTTGTCTAACGGCATTGAAGTAAAGGGCACGCTGTACCGTGCAGGTCATTTAATTTTGAACGCGCATAACAATCAAACAGCGCCATTTGTTTCAACGGTCTGCAACATCGGTGAACAAACCGTGTTGTTAAATGGTTGGCGTGATGCTGTTGATTGCCGTTTGGATAAATATTGGCGTGCGCCAAACGATGGCAAAATTCCTGCATGTAAACGCGAATCTTGGTGGATTCCACAATCCGATTTGCATGACATGAAATCGTTGCGTGAACGGCTGGTGTTGGCATGACACAAAACTTCATGGATAACTATGTCGATGTAGCGACGCGGTTAAAAATAGCGTTTGAACGCTGGCCAGAAATGCGGATACAAGAAACATCGCGCGAAGTAATTGAAATGCCTGACAAATCTTGTTTTATTCGATGCACAGTCACAATTTGGCGCAATCCTGATGACCCGATTCCAGTAATCGCGTCAGCGTGCGAAATATATCCAGGCCGCACACCATACACAAAATTTAGTGAATCAGAAGTTGGTTACACATCAGCGGTTGGCCGTGCGTTGGCTTACGCAGGCATTGGCGCTAACAAGTCGCTGGCATCGCGTGACGAAGTTATGGCCGCACAATCACGCCAACCAATAGCGCCAGTTGTGCAATTACATGATGTCGAAGTGCCGTTCCCTGAGGAAAGACCACGCGAATATCCAACACCTAAGCAGATGGGCATGATGCGTGCGCTGGCAAATGGTCAAGGTTTAAAAGGTGACGATTTGAAAACATTTTGTTCTGCTACTTTGGGTCGCGAAATAAACACAACAAGCGATCTAACCAAACAAGACATTTCGAAGGTAATTGATGCGTTGAAAGCAAGTGAACCAAAATGACCGATGTTGAACAACTGACACAGGTTTTGCATGCGTTAAATGTGTTGTTTGCGATGCCTGATTTCATTGGCAAGGACGATGTCGAAAAACATTTGCGTTGGTCAGCCACAAACTATTCTGATCGAATATTTGTTAAAAGTTCTCAAGATAACTAATTACGGGCACGATAGACCTAAGCGTTTTGCAGCGCGGTTGGTGGAACACTCGGCAACGAGGGTAGACGATCTATGTGGTGACACATGATCGGGCAACAATTTGAAATGTAGTGGGTACTCGGTGAGGCAACGAGTGGGCGGGCATTTCGCATTAGGCTTACATCACAGCAACAATAATTGACATACCGAAAACAAACCACAAACATAAAGTTGACAACATGGCCAGCGTAAACAAACCGAGAGCAAGCGCGACAGCGCGCGCTAGCGCATTATGAGTCTTGCACACAAAGACGGGCGGTACCTGAAAAATAGGCAGGTAATACTTCAAGGCAATCCACTATG